TCTCCTATCCTGCCGACAACGAAAAGCAAGTTCTTATCAATATCAATCATCTTGTGGTCAAGATTTTCTTGACATACAAGTCCGTGTCTCCTATCCTGCCGACAACGAAAAGCAAGTTCTTATCAATTCAATATCAATATCAATCAATATCAATTCTCCTATCCTGCCGACAACGAAAAGCAAGTTCTTATCAATTATCCTGCCGACAACGAAAAGCAAGTTCTTATCAATTCAATTCAATATCAATCAATATCAATATCAATTTCAATATCAATATCAATCGGCATCTTCAGGTTTCTCCCTGAATTATTGAAGTTCATGGATGCAAAGAGTGAACGGACGCATGAGTTGGCCATGCAGGACAAGGCCATCGAGTTTCAGAAGCTCAAGGGAGATCAGCGCATTGAAGAAATCAACGCCCAGGGGCAGCAGGACTGGAATACCGGCGCTCTTGATGCGTTAAAGGTTGCCATACAGGGGCAGGAGGCATCAAGCGGGATAAAATGGATCGATGGGTTATCTAAGCTCATGCGACCGCTGATCACTCTGCAATGGGTGGTTTTTTTATACCCGGCGGTCATCGTGGCCAGCTTCATCGTCCTGGTGCAATCGGGGACACCGGTATTGCAGGCATTGCCGATGGTGTTCGGTGAGCCGGAGAAGGCGCTTGTCGCTGGCATCCTAAATTTCTGGTTCCTCGGCAGGGTATTTGATCGGGTGAAATGATGGGCGCGTTGGAAACGGCTTCGGAAATCTCCAAGCAATTTGAAGGGTATCGAGCAAAGCCTTATCTGTGCCCAGCCGGAGTACCGACCATCGGGTACGGCTCCACCCTGTATGAGACCGGCAGGAAGGTCTCTCTGGCCGATTCACCCATCGATCAGGAACGGGCCGAAGAACTGCTTTTGTGGGAACTACGTCGGTCGTTGACAGCCGCTTTACGATACTGCCCGGTCCTTGCAACGAATGAAAACCGTCTGGCTGCCATAACTGACTTCGTTTACAACCTCGGCGCTGGCCGTCTCCAGATATCGACGTTGCGGAGGAGGATCAACCAGCAGAATTGGCCGGAAGTGAAAAAGGAACTGCTTCGCTGGGTGCGGGCTGGAGGAAAAATACTTCCCGGCCTCGCGGCCAGGCGAACCGTCGAGGCGGGGCTTATCTGATGGACGAGATCGACGTCGCCCAACAAAATGACGAGCTTTTCCGGCAATCGGCGCTGAGAGCGCATTATGCCGGTAGACAGGATACTTTGAGGAGAGCGAAGAGCAGTGAGGCAGGGCTTGCATCCGGCGGGAGCGGGACCCTGCCTCAACACAAAACATGCTGCGATTGCGGAGAAAAAATCGAAACGGCGCGCCTGAAGGCCCTTCCTAACGCCGTCCGGTGCATCGGTTGTTAGGAAAAAAAGGAGAGGAGGGACAGGAATCTTGGGTGAGCACTGGCAATTATTTGTCTTCCTGGCCGGGCTGATCGCGGCCTGGAGCGTCCTTATCGTAGCGGTATTGCGGGCAATGCTCAAGGCCCATTGCGATGACATCAACCGGAGAATCGATGAACGGATGTCGAAATTTTCCAAAGTGGAGAGGGACTTCCTTGAACTGAAAGCAGATCTTCCTCTCTCCTATGTCAGGAAAGAGGATTTTGTACGGTTTGAAGTCGTGATCAACGCCAAGTTGGACCGCCTCTATGACTCCATAGAAAGGCTGAAGGAGAAGGTATTATGAAGGAGCCCCTTCCCATCGACATGGAAAATGCCAGGCGATTTGAGATGCGCTGGCTTATCTTGAGAACGCTGCATGCAGCCCAGCCCAGCGGCACTTCGGAGGTCATGATCCGCAATGTCATCGAACCCGTCATCCTGGACGTGACGCTGAACGACATTCGCCGGGAACTCGATTACCTGGAGGAACGTGAACTGATCGCGGTCACCCATCGGGACAGCCCTGTATGGCGAGCCAAGATCAACAATCACGGGATCGACATCGTTGAATATACCGTCGATTGCCGCCCTGGAATCGCCCGTCCCAAGAAATGGTGGTGATATGCCTTCGAGATCGAAGATCACGAAACTTCCGGATGGCGTCAAGAGAGAACTGGATAAACGGCTGATTACCGGAAGTTTCTCAGATTACAGAGCGTTGTCCGAATGGCTTCGGGATCAGGGATTTGAGATTTCCCATGCGGCAATACACCGTTATGGACAAGCCTTTGAAGAGCGCCTGGCGGCGATAAAAATCGCCTCTGAACAGGCGCGTGCCGTATCTGAGGCGGTTGGCGACAACGAAGGCGTCATGAGCGACGCCCTGATCAGTCTGGTTCAGGAAAAAGCCTTCGACGTCCTGGTCAATCTGCAGACCGAAGACCCGGTGGCCTTCGCCAAGATCTTCCCGAAAATGGGGATCATGGTGGCCAAGCTGAGCAAGGCCAGCGTCGATCAGAAAAGGTGGATGGCGCAGGCCAAGAGCAAGGCGAAGGACACTGCTGAAGAGGTCGTCAGGGCCGTCAAGAAGAACGGCATTTCGGAAAAGACCGCCGAGGAGATCCGGAAGAAGATTTTAGGGATCGTCTAAAGGGCGTGAGAAGGGAGAAAGATCATGATCACACCTACCGTTGGAAGAGTGGTTCTGTTCTATCGCCACGGGAAAACTCAAAAGGATGCGGGAGAACAGCCGGAAGCGGCCATCATTGCCCATGTATGGTCGGATACATGCGTCAACCTGGCCTATTTCGATTCGAACGGCGTCGCCCGTAACGTAACAAGTGTGCCCTTATATCATGACGACGGGGAGCGGCCGGTAGGTTTCTTTTGCGAGTGGATGCCCTACCAGAAAGGGCAAGCAGCAAAAACCGAAGAGCTGGAAGGCAAGTTGGCAGGAAAGTAATGAACGTAGCTCAGCCGCAGACCGATTTTGATCAGGCGAGACCCGCCACGGGTATTCTTTTGCCCTATCAGACCCGCTGGGTCGCCGATCAATCTTCGGTTAAATTTATCGAGAAATCGCGCCGTGTCGGTATTTCGTGGGCCGAGGCTGCTGACGATACCCTTTACGCTTCGGAAGTCGGCAGCGGCGAAAAAAGGAACGTCTGGTACATCGGCTATACGAAGGACATGGCCCTCGAATTCATCAACGACTGCGCCAATTGGGCGCGGGCCTACAACCTGGCTGCGTCAACGATGGAGGAATACGAGGAGATCGATGAGAAAGATGTGGGTGGCATCGTCCAGGAGAAGAAAATCCTGGCTTACAAGATCACCCTCGAATCCGGCTGGAGGATCACGGCGCTTTCCAGCCGCCCGACGAACCTGCGTGGCAAGCAGGGCCGTGTGGTCATCGATGAAGCGGCATTTCATGACGACCTGGCCGGTCTGCTCAAGGCGGCGCTGGCCCTTCTCATGTGGGGAGGTCAGGTCCGGGTCATCAGCACGCACTTCGGAGAGACGAACGAATTTAATTCCGTGATCCAGGACATTCGTGCCGGGAAGAAGCCCTACAGCCTCCACAGAGTTGATTTTGACGATGCCCTGAGCGACGGTCTCTACCGGCGGATCTGCGAAGTCCTGGGACGCGATTGGACGGCCGAGGGGGAGGCATCCTGGCGGCAGTCCATTATCGATTCCTATGGAGAGGACGCGGATGAAGAGCTTTTCTGCGTCCCGAGCCAGGGAACGGGGACCTTTTTGACTCGCGCCCTGATCGAGACCTGCCTGTCCGAGGAGATCCCCGTCATCCGGTATGAGCAATCGAAGGCATTCGCGGAGATCGCCGATCATATCCGTTACGCGGAAGTGAAGGACTGGTGCGACGAAAACCTGAAGCCTCTGCTGATGAATCTCGATCCGAAGCGCGCCTCCTATTTCGGAGAAGACTTCGGACGGACCGGCGACTTGACGGTCATCACGCCTCTTTGCGAGCAGCAATCGGCAACTTTCCGGGCTCCATTTATCGTGGAACTCCGAAATATCCCGTTCAAGCAGCAGGAGCAGGTGCTGTGCTACATCGTCGACCGGCTTCCCAGGTTCCGCTATGGCGCGCTCGACGCACGGGGAAACGGTCAATATCTGGCGGAAGTGGCCATGCAGAAATACGGATCGTCCCGGATCGCCCAGGTCATGCTGAGCGAGACCTGGTACCGAGAACACATGCCGAAATACAAATCGGCCTTCGAGGATCGTTCCATCCTGCTCCCAAAGGACGCCGATATTATTGAGGATCACCTGGCTTTTAAGGTTGTTCGCGGAGTGGCGAAACTTCCCGAAGCGAAGATGAAAGGCAAGGATAACAAGCAGCGGCACGGAGATTCCGGTGTTGCCGGCGCGTTGGCCTGGTTTGCGACCACGGAAGGTGAAACCGGTCCCGTTGAATACGAAACTGTCAACAAACGGCGCTTCGCTGCGCAGCAGGGAGCCTGGTGATGGCCATTCTATACGATCAATTTGGCAAAGAAATTCAGGTCATGAAACAACCGGAGACCCGTGAGATCGCCGTGACGACGATCCGGGACCGCTGGTCATCCTATCCGAGCCAGGGGCTTACGCCCCAGAGGCTGGCCGATATTTTCAAGGAGGCCGATGGCGGCGACGTTTACCGGCAGGCCGAACTGTTCGAGGAGATGGAGGAGAAAGACACCCATCTCTTTTCTGAGCTTCAGACGCGAAAAAACGCGGTCCTGGGCCTTGATTACGATCTGACGGCATGGTCGGAATCTGCCGAGGACAAGAAAATTCGGGATTTTGTCTCCGATTGCGTTTTTAACCTCGACAGTTTTGACGATGCCCTGCTGGACCTCCTCGATGCCATCGGCAAGGGCTATTCGCTCTGCGAGATTCTCTGGACGATTGATGGCGGCAAGGCTGTCATTGGCGGCCTGCCGTGGATTCACCCCAAAAAGGCTGTTTTCTATGAGCG